ATGAGCGAAGGGTTTTACAACTGGCTTTGCCGCAAGTACGGATTGGGCAAAAAGCAGTACGGGAAGATTGAGCAGGACGATCATGTTTTTGCGGAAAGCTTAATTAGGGAATATGGCTCTATCGCGGCTTCATACGGAGCTTGTTTGGACGAGAGGAGGCCCACATGAACGAAAGCAACGTAGACCAGGTACACCAGGCCGCGACGGAGGCGGCCATCCAGGAGGGCATCAAGGCGGAGGTCAAGATCGTGCTGGAGAAGAAAGCCGGAGAGACCACGTTCAGGCGGCACATCGAAGCGAGCGACGCCCGGGCCGCGCTGAACGGCCTGGCAATCCTGATTGTTGAGTATGCCAAGATCGTCGGGCTGGAAGTGACCAAGGTGCTGAGCCTTCTGGCCGTGAGCCTGACGGCGCCAGTGCTGCGGAGGGACAAAGAACATGAAAAAGCCGGTGAATGACTACGGCGCAGAGCTGGACCGGGCGGGCTATGCCCCATCCATCCTTCAGGCAGGGACCTGCTGCGCCAGGTGCGGCAGGCGCTGGGGCGTGAAACTGGACAGGCACGAGCCGTGGGGCGGCGCCAACCGGAGCAAGAGCAAAGAGCTGGGAATGTGGGTGCTGCTGTGTCACGAGGGATGCCACGAGGGGCCGGGGAGCGTTCACGACGACGGCGCCCTTGCGCGGCGGTTCCGGGCAGAAGCGCAGCGCGCCGCCATGCTTCGGTACGGCTGGAGCACATCGGAGTTTATCCGACGCTTTGGCAAAAATGAGCTGAGCGAGGACGAGGCCGCCCGCATCATTCCGAAGAACGCCTTCACGCGGGAGCGGAAGGCGAAACCGTCCGGCGCGGTCTGCGGCACCACGGGCTTCCGGGTGCTGGACGAGGCGCTGGTGCTGCCGTTCTAAGGAGGGCACGATGGACAAAACAATGAGAAATGCGGATAGGGCCTGCGCGGCTGCCGCCGTCTGCGTGCTGCTGATCGCCGCGGCGTTTATCCTGGCGGGCTGCATCGTGACGGGGAGAGCCGAGCGGGACCGGGCAATACCGGAGCCGGAGCCGATACAGGTACTGTACGCCGCCAGGGTCGAAGTGCCGACAGCGCAGACCACACCGCTGCCCGCCCTGGAGGCCCTGCCGGAGGCAGAGATACCGCAGGAGACTGAGCGCCCGGAGGAGCATGTGCGCGACACATACGACGCGGAGGCACAAATCGTCGCCAAGCTGGTATACGGCGAGGCCATGATCTGCTCCACGACAGAGCGGGCCGCGGTGATCTGGTGCATCCTCAACCGCGTGGACAGCGCGGAGACATACTTCCCGGACGACATCATTGGGGCGGCGACGCAGAAAAACGCCTTTTTCGGGTACGCAGAAAGCAATCCGGTCCTGCCGGAGCTCTACGACCTGGCGCTGGACGTGTTCGCACGCTGGGAGCGGGAGAAGGCCGGAGAGACGGACGTGGGCCGCGTGCTGCCGGCGGAATACCTGTATTTTGACGGAGACGGCTGGCACAACCACTTCCGGAAGGAATACACCGGCGGGACGACCTGGGACTGGAGCCTGCCTTCCCCCTACGAGGAGGACTGACGCATGGAGAAATACCTGTACATTGTGCGGCATCCCCAGCACGGGGAGGCCCACGTGACGGCGGAGGACCGGCTGCACGCCGTTGTGGAGGCGGCGCACAGCTGGGGCATTATGAAATGGTCCGGAATCGCCCGCGCCTGCGAGGTCGAGAAGCAGGGGCCGGCGCCGGAGAAACCGAAAAAGCGCGCAGCAAAGCGCAGCACGAAAGGAGCGGCACATGGAGATTAAGGCGAGCTATCTGGCAATCGCCGGCGGCATCGAGGCCACAAGGGCCGACGCGCTGCTGAGCGTTCTGAAGGAACGCGGCGGGGGCTTTGCTTCCGACAGCGAAAGCTGGGCGGAGCTGCGGCTGATGCTGGAGACGATCAAGCGCGAGGTCGGAGACATCGAGAAGGTACACAAGGAAATGTGGTCCGCGGTGAGCGACCGGAACACGGACGCCTTTTCTGCCCTCCTGCAGGAGTTCGAGCGGGCCAGCGCACGGCTTGCCGGGGACTGGGCGCGGGCCAGCGTTATGTCAAAGATTGCGCTGGAGGATCCGGAGCTACCTGCGGAGCCGACGGAGGAGGAGCGGATCGAAGCAGACCGGGAGCGCCTGTTCAGCATCCGGGAGAAGCGGGACGGCATCCTGGCCGTGATCGAGCACGCTTACGGCGAGCTTGCCGGCGAGCTGCGGGACCAGGTAAACCGGATCGACGCCGAGGAAAGCGAAATCCTTGCCCGCCTGCCCGCGGAGGAGCCGGAAGCGGCGGAAAGCGAATGAGCGTATACTGCCGGACCTGCCGCCACGCCTTCGTGGATGACTGGGGCAAGGAAAAGGACGCGCTGCGCTGCGGAAACAAGGCAAACGGGGAAAGGTGCGGCCGCGTGGTGGACATTTTCCCGAAAGGCCGGAGGAGCTGCATCACGAACGAGGAGGCGCCGAAATGGTGCATCCTGACGAAAGGAACACAGACGGCATGACAAACTTTGAGAAGATCACCAGGAGCCCGGAGACGCTGGCCGAGCTCCTTGGATCCATGGAGGTCCTTGACGGGCCATGGGACCACGACTTCGCCAGGGCGTTCTGCGACAACTGCGAGGCGGACAACTGCGACGCGGAGAACTGCGAGCACATGGCGGAGCAGGACAACCCGCTCTGGTGGCTGATGCAGGAAGCAAAGGAGGAGCAGGCATGAACAGAACGAGCATTGACTGGGCGGACATGAGCTGGAATCCCGTTACGGGATGCCGGCACGGCTGCCCTTACTGCTACGCGGCGCTGACGGCAAAGCGATTCGGCGGATTTGACACGGGCAGGGCGAGGTGCCGGCCGGACGGCCTGAAAATCCTGGACGAGCCCGTGCAGCGCATCCAGAAAAACGGCAAGAAAGCCGGGGCGCCGTTTCCCTTCTACTTTGAGCCGACCTTCCACCGCTACCGGCTGGACGAGCCGGAGCGCGCAGAGCTGCCGCGCAGCATCTTCGTTTGCAGCATGGCGGACCTGTTCGGACGTTGGGTGCCGACAGAATGGATTGTGCAGGTGATCGACGCCTGCGTGGCGGCGCCGCAGCACAATTACCTGTTTCTGACCAAGAACCCGCAGAGGTATCTGGAGCTGGACCAGCTGGCGATCCTGCCGAGGAAGGGCAACTTCTGGTACGGCAGTACCGTGACGAACGAGAACACGCCTTATTTTTACTCCGACAAGCACAACACCTTCCTGAGCGTCGAGCCGATGCAGGGACCGATGCACGGAACCGGAACGCTGGCGACGGACTGGGTGATCGTCGGAGCGGAGACCGGACACAGGCCGGGAAAGACCACACCGAAAAAGGAGTGGGTGCTGGATCTGGCGGAGGAATGCGAGCACGCCGGCGTTCCAATCTTCATGAAGCAGAACCTGGTGACGGAGGGCGTGCTGACCCGCGGCGAGATCATCCGCCGGAAGCCGGCAGGAATGACGTTTGCGTGAGGACGGGCACATGGCGGTTATTGTGAAAGACATGAAAATGCCGACCGGCTGCGGCTCCTGCGACTTCGCAAACTATTTCACCGACGGAGAGCCCTACTGCCGGAGGACGATGAAAAGGGTGAAACGGGCGAGCGCACGGCTTAACGAGTGCCCGCTGGAGGAGGCAGAGGAAAAACATGAAGGGACAAATCAACCTGCTGGATGAAATCATCGTGGACAACTTTGCCGGAGGCGGAGGGGCAAGTACGGGCATCGAACTGGCGACCGGGCGGATCGTGGACATTGCAATCAACCACGACCCGGACGCCATCCTGATGCACAAGACCAACCATCCGCACACGGAGCACCTGCAGGCGTCCGTCTGGGATGTGGATCCCGTGGAGGTCTGCCGTGGCCGCCCCGTGGGGCTGGCGTGGTTTTCTCCGGACTGCAAGCACTTCTCCAAAGCCAAGGGCGCGGCGCTGGTGGACCGGAACATCCGGGGTCTGGCGTGGATCGTCCTGCGCTGGGCCGGGACCGTGCGCCCGCGCGTCATCATTCTGGAGAACGTGGAGGAGTTCACGACCTGGGGGCCGGTCCGCAAGGGAAAACCGGTGAAGAAGCTGGCCGGGCAGACCTTTTTGAAATGGAAAAGCCAGCTCCTCGACCTGGGCTATGCCGTAGAGCACAGGGAGCTGGTGGCAGCGGACTACGGCGCGCCGACCATCCGCAAGCGCTTTGTCCTGATTGCCCGTTGCGACGGGAAGCCCATCATCTGGCCGGAGCGGACACACGCGCCGTCGGGCAGCGAGGAGGTCCGGAGCGGAAAATGCAAGCCCTGGCGCAGCGCGGCGGAGATCATCGACTGGAGCCTGCCCATGTACTCCATTTTCGACAGCCGGAAGGAGATCAAGGAAAAATACGGCGTAGACGCCGTGCGCCCGCTGGCGGACAACACGCAGCGCCGCGTGATTTGCGGCGTGGACAAGCACACGATCAAGAGCGGAAAGCCCTTCCTGGTGCCGATTGGCTACGGAGAACGCAAGGGGCAAACGCCACGGGTACACGACATCGGCCAGCCGGTGCCGACGGTGGTGGGAAACGGAAAGCGCTACCTGTGCAAAAGCGAAATGGCGCCTTTCCTGGCCGAGTGCAACCACTCCGGCGCGGGGCACGTCGCGCAGGCCGGGGACCCGCTGGGGACCATCACAGCAAAATGCACAAAGGGCATTGCGGCGCCGATGCTGGCGCCGGTGACCTTCAGCAATACCTCCGGATCCGTCGGATTCCAGGCGGACAAGCCGGTGCACACCATCACCTCCGACGGAAAGCAGGTCCTTTCCGCTGCGTTTTTGGCGCAGTATCACACGGAAAAGAAAGCGGAGGCGAGGACGGGCGAGCTGGGAAGGCCGATCAACACCGTGGACGCCTCCAACCGCTACAGCCTGGTCAGCGCGCACCTGTCCGAATACTACGGAAACGGCAATCCCATAGACGTGAGAGGCCCGATGCACACGGCAACGAGCCACGACCGGGAGGCACTGATCGTTCCGGTCCTGCATCCGGTCCACGCGGGCGGCTACCACGGCAAGGGAAACGGCACCACGGAGAAGCCGCTGAACACCGTGACGGCAGCCGGCGGGCTCCAAATGAGTGCGGCGCACATCGTCAAATTCAAAGGGACCAACCTGGGGCAGGCACCGGACGAGCCCCTGCAAACCATCACGGCGCAATCGAATCCCTACGCGCTCTGCCGGGCCGTCATCCAGCGATATGATACGGCGCAGGACGTGGGGCGCTGGCCGCAGGTCCGGGCGCTGCTCAACAAATACTGCGGATATACGCTGGCGGAGGACGAGATCATCCTGCTGCTGATCGACGGCACGGCCTATTACATCCGGGACATTCTGCTGCGGATGCTGTCCCCCAGGGAATTGTATTCCGCTATGGGCTTTCCTCCGGACTACAAGATCGACCGGGACTACATGGGCCACAAATACGGCAAGACGAAACAGGTGGCCCGCTGCGGGAATGCTGTCTGTCCGCCGATGGCGGAGGCGGTGGTCCGGGCAAATTACGAGGCCGCGCCGGTGACGATCATCACCATGGCGCAGCTGGCGTCCATCGTGAGCGCATAGGAGGCGGGACTGTGAAGGTTGTCTATATCGCCGGGCCCATGAGCGGGCTGCCGGACTTGGGCCGCAAGCACTTTCGGGAGGCGGAAAAGCGACTGAAGGAGGCCGGATATATCGCGCTGAACCCTGCCGTACTCCCGAAGGGCATGGAGAAAGACAGATACATGCCGATCTGCCTTGCCGTGCTGGAGGCGGCGGACGCCGTTTACATGCTCCAGGGATGGAGAAGCAGCGCCGGCGCCCAGATGGAGCGGGCATACGCTCAGTATCAAGGAAAGGAAATCTGGGAGGAAATGGCACCGTGAGCGTGAGTATTGCGGAAAACCGGGATTGTATGGAGGCAATGCGGGAGTTTCCGGACGGGTTCTTTAACCTGGCCGTGGTGGACCCGCCCTACGGCGGCGTGACGCAGGGCGGCTATATGGTCAACAACCAGAGCTGCAACCGGCTTGCCAGGAATAAGGACTATCACACCTCCCTGTGGGCACAGGAGGCACCGGACGAGGCATACTTCCGGGAGCTGCGGCGCGTCAGCCGAAATCAAGTGATATGGGGGGGGGCAACTACTTCCAGACGAAAATCGGCCGGGACAGCCAGGGCTGGATCGTATGGGACAAGGAGAACGGAGAGAACCGCTTCGCGGACTGTGAGCTGGCCTGGACCAGCTTCAACCGGGCGACGCACATTTTCCGTTTCCGCTGGAGCGGGATGCTTCAGGGCGACATGGCCCACAAGGAGGACCGCATCCACCCCACGCAGAAACCGGCGGCGCTGTATCGCTGGGTATACAGCCACTATGCGCAGCCGGGCAATAAAATCCTGGACACCCACCTGGGGAGCGGGAGCAGCCGGATCGCAGCGTATGACGCCGGGTTGGACTTCTGGGGCTATGAGATCGACGCAACCTATTTTGCGCTCCAGGAGGCACGATTCGCGCAGCATACGGCACAATTCAGCCTGTTTTCCGATCAGAAGGGGGCAGAAAGCACGAACTGCGAGAAATGCCAATACCACACGAAAGACGGGCGCTGCACCTATATGATCGGCTGCCCGTACAATTCCAGAAAGTGAAAGGAGCCGAGAGCATGAGCAAGTCTTTGAATGAATGGGCGGCGGAAATCCATCAGAACGCCGTGGAGCACGGCTGGTGGGACGAGGAGCGGAGCTTCGGGGACATCGTTGCCCTGTGCCACAGCGAGCTGAGCGAGGCGCTGGAGGAATACAGAAGCAGGCGTCCGCTGGTCTACTGCGAAGGGCTGGCAATGAATGCCGCATGCGTGGACGGAAGGTGCGGCGGCGCAGATTGCATCAGCGCCTTTCCGGGGCGAAAGCCGGAGGGTGTTGCCGTGGAAATGATCGACTGCATGATCCGCATACTGGACTGGTGCGGCAAGGAGGGCATCGACGTGGACGCCATCCTGGCGGCGAAGCACAGCTACAACAAAACGAGGCCATACCGCCACGGCGGGAAAGCCCTATGATCGAGCGATACTACAGCTGCTTCACGGCGGTGTGCGACTACTGCGGGAAGCGCCTGCCCGGGAGCGAGAGCTTCAAGGGCACGCTGCGGGACATGCGGGACGCCGGCTGGGAGAGCAGGAAGAACGGCGACGACTGGAAATGCGTCTGCAACGACTGCCTTTTCACCGAAAAGGGCTACAACGAGGACATGACGCGCCGGAGCGGCTTACTGGAGGACGACTGACGCATGATTTCATACCGCTATCCCTATCACAACGCCGTATGCGACGGCTGCGGGCACATGCTGGCCGCCGAGAAGGACGACGCCGCGGCGGAGACGGCCATGCGGGCGGACGGCTGGGCAAAGATCGAGGGCAAGGACCTTTGCCGTCTCTGCCAGATGAAGCTGAAGGAGACCGGGCGGATCCCGGACAAAAGATTTTATAAGGAGGAAAGACTATGAGCGACGCAAGCATGGAGCGGCAGGAGGCCAGACCGGAGAGCGTGAAGGACACGCTCTGCATTGCGAACAAGAAGCTGACGGAGGCGGAGCTGATCGCCAAGAAGATCATCGACGGCATCCGGCAGCCGCAGGAGAAACAGGAAATCCCAAGGCAGGACCCGCACGACCTGGAGGGTGTCTGCAAATCCGTCGAGAGCAAGGCGGACAGACTGCACGCACTTCTCTCTGAGGTCCTGAGCATCCTGCTGGGATAAGGAGGGCATGAACATGAAAAGACTGTTTGTTTCCCAGCCCATGCGGGGAAAGAACGACGAGGAGATTCTGGCCGAGCGAAACCGCATCATTCTGAAGGCACAGGACGCCCTGGGCGAGGCGGTGGACCCGCTGCCCAGCTTTTTCAACGACCCGGCCGGAGAACACGAAAATGCGCCGGTGCACTACCTGGCGAACGCTATTTACATGCTGGCGGAGGCAGACGCCGCCGTTTTCGCCAAGGGCTGGGTGAATGCGAGGGGATGCCGGATCGAGCACGAGATTTGCCTTGCATACGGCATTGACATCGTGGAGGTTTACAGCGACTGATTTCTGACGGTACGCCCGGAGGCACGAGCTTCCGGGCGCAGGGTGAGCAATCAGAGCAAGGAGGCGAGGGCCTATGTTCCGGTATAAAAAGTCCGTGCCGGTCAGCTATGACAGACAGGGCTATATCTATTTCAAAAGCCGCTGCTTCCAGGAGCTTTCCGCCGAGGAGCAGCGGGAGATCGTCAACCTCTGCACCAAGGCAGGCGGTGAGAATTACCAGGCGCTGTTTCAATTCGTCACGCGGGACGAGGGCGCCGAGGCCGTATGCCAGCGGCACCACATCAGCCGCGCCACGCTGGAGCGGGCGGTCCGACGCTACTACAGAGACTTCCGCATCTGAGCCATAATACTATATCTAATTCTCACGCGCGCGCACGCGCGTTTTCGGGCTCGGTAAGGGCCTAAGTTTACGGCCAAAGGAGGAACGGGCGGCATGAAAGAGGGCTACTGGGTGGTCCGCACATACGAATCCGGGGCCGTTGGAGAAAAAACAAAGTTTTGGGTCCAAGGGCTCCGGCCCACCTCCCGGAACAGGCGGAAGGAAAAGAGCGAGATCAAGAAGCAGGAACAGAACGAGTACAGCACGCAGAAGCAGGTGGCCCGCCTGATCAACGCGAACTTCCGGAAGGGCGACTGGTTCCTGGGGCTGGACTATTCGCAGGCCGGCATGGAGCGTCTGGAAGCATACATAGCAGAGCACCGCTTCCCCGCTACGGAATCGGGAGACGCGGAGGCCGATCACATGGAACAGCTCCGCCTGGCAGCAGAGAGAGAAATGCGGCTGTGTCTCCGGAGGGTCAAACGGGAGCTCCAGAAGGACGGCGTCGCTTTGAAATATATCGCGATCACATCCGACATGGACGGCGACACCGGCGAGGCCGTCCGCGTGCATCATCACCTGATCGTCAACCGGGAAGCGCGGGAGGCGTTCGTGCAGAAGTGGCAGGAGCTGGGCGGCGTGGACTGGAGCCCGCTGTCCGACCAGCCGGACTATACGCCAATCGCGGAATACCTCAAGCGGCAGGTACGCCGGATCCCGGACGCAAAGAAATATATCCCCTCCCGCAATCTGGTCCGCCCGCAGCCGAAGGACCGCGTTGCCTATTCCGGGGCGGAGCTTCGGGTGCCGAAGGGCGGGCAACTGCTTTTCCGCAGCGAGTTCAAGCCGGGGCAGGCGCAGTATATCCGGTACGTGCTGCCGGAAAGCAGAAGATCGGCGCCGCCGGGCGAAGAAGAAACCGAATAATGCAAGACGCCTCCGAGCTTTTGCCGGAGGTTTTCCCCGCGTGGAGTTTTTCGACACGACAACGCGCACGCGGGGGAGCGCACACACGCGCACGCACGCACGCGAGAGGCAGCCGCTTCCCCTTCCCGGGAGCGGCTTTTTCCTTTTCCGGCGGGGGACGCATAAATGAAAGATTATTCACTGATTATGCACAGAATATTCACAAAGTTTGGTGAAAGTGCCGAAAAAGATGATGATTCGTGACGCGCACTCTATGGTACGATCCACGCGAAAGCAGGAATATCAAGCGTTTGCCGCATCGGGAGATTGACGAAGGGAGGGGCGGCAGCTTGGGCAGACCGAGAGAATATACGGCGGTCACGCTGGAGCGGGCCGTCAGAAAATACTTCCGCAGCATCACCCGGCAGGTGCCGCAGACGGAAATGGTGCCCACCGGCCAGACGGACGAGCGCGGGCACATGACATACAGACCGGAGCCGATCATCAACGACCTGGGAAAGCAGGTCATTCTCACCGAGTACATCATCCCGCCCAGCGTTTCGGACCTCTGCGAGGCGCTGCACATCCACCGGAGCACCTGGGCCAACTACTGCGACAGTGATCTGCACCCGGAGCTGGAGGAAATCACGGAGACCGTGCGGGCCAGAATGCAGGCGTGGAACGAGCGGGAGCTGCTGACCAGGCCGGGGAAAGACATCAAGGGCATTATCTTCAACCTCCAGCAGAATTACGGCTACGGAGGCGAGAAGCACGAAATGGAGCTGAGCGGCGGCGCTCTGGAGGCCATGCTGAAGGGAGAGTGTGACACGTGAGCAAAATGCCGCCGGCGCGGGTGTATATCCAGAAATGGCTGAAAATCCAGACCAAGGACGGGACCATTGAGCCGCTGATCCTGAACGAGCCGCAGCGGCGGCTGATGGACGAGGTGGAGCGGCAGGAGGCCGCGGGAAAGCCGGTGCGCATCATCATCCTGAAGGCCCGGCAGATGGGCTTCAGCACGCTGACGGAGGCCCTGATCTTTTACCGGACGGCCACGGCCTTCGCCACGTCCAGCCTGATCGTTGCGCATACGGACGAGGCGACGAACAACCTGTTCCGCATGAGCCGGCGGTATTACGACGAGCTGCCGCCCATCCTCCGCCCGATGCTGCGGGCGAGCAACGCCCAGGAGCTGGACTTCGACAAGCCGCCGAAAAGCAGGATCTTGGCCCCGGGGCTGGGCAGCCGGATCCGCTGCGCGACGGCCGGCGGCAAGGGCGTGGGCCGAAGCTATACCCTGCGCAATCTCCATCTTTCCGAGTACGCCTTCTGGCCGGGAGAAAAGACGGAGACCTTCACCGGACTGGTGCAGGCGGTGCCGGACAAGCCGGGCACCATGATCGTCATTGAGAGCACGGCCAACGGCTACGACGACTTCAAGGCCAAATGGGACGCGGCGGTGGAGGCGCAGCGCCGGGGCGAGGACGGCTACGCGCCGATCTTCTTCCCCTGGTACGAAATGGCGGAATACCGCCGGGCCGTCCCGCCGGGCTTCACTCTGACGCCGGAGGAGCAGGAGATCAAGCGGACCTTCGGCCTGGACGACGAGCAAATGGCATGGCGGCGCTGGTGCATTGCCAACCAATGCGGCGGGGACATCAACCTGTTTCACCAGGAATATCCGGCCACACCGGACGAGGCTTTCATTGCCACGGGCCGCTGCGTCTTTGACCAGGCGGCGCTGGTGCTTCGGCGGGAGCAGGTCCGCAAAGACGAATGGGAGCGGGGCATGTTCCGCGTCGAGAAGCTGGCGGACGGAAAAATCAAGAGCATGGAGTGGACGGCGGACCGGGCCGGACCCATCCGCATCCGGAAGCATCCGGAGCCCGGGATCCCCTACGTGATTGGCGGAGACACGGCGGGCACGGGCAGCGACTACTTTGCCGGACAGGTGCTGGACAACCGGACCGGCGAGCAGGTGGCCGTGCTGCATCACCAATTCGGGGAACGGATGTACGCCGAACAAATGTTCTGCCTGGGAATGTACTACAACGCGGCCCTGATCGGCGTGGAGACCAACTACTCCACCTACCCGGAAATGGTGCTGGAGGAGCTGGGCTATCCGAACCTCTACGTGCGCGAGCGGTACGACACCTTCACCGGCGAGACGGCAAAGGCATTTGGCTTTGACACCAACAGCAGGACGCGCCCGGTGTTGGTGGACGGCCTGAAGGACGCGGCCAAGGGTGCGCTGGAGACCATCACGGACTACGACACGCTGGGCGAAATGCTGACCTTCGTATACGACAAGAACTGGAAGGCACAGGCGGAGCAGGGCGAGCATGACGACCTGGTGATGGCACTGGGAATCGCCCACGCGATCCGCGGACAGCAGCGAGCGATACCGGAAGCCGCGGCGGCAGAGGGCACGGCGGCCTGGACCGCCGACATGTGGGAGGACTACAACCGGGCAAGCGCCGAGGAGCGGGAGTTTCTGGTGCAAATGTGGGGCAATCCCAAGAGATAGGAGACTGAGACATGGCAAAGAAGAAAAGACCGGCGAAAAACGCAAAGCTGGAGCTCTGGCAGAAGCGCCTGGGCGACAGCAACAGCGCCTTCAGCGCCGAGGTGGACAGGATGGACGAGCGGGAGCGGCTTTACAACGGCGACCGGACCCTGCTGCCCCTGGTCCGCGGGGACACCAAGAAAAGCGGCGAGCTGAAACAGACCAGCCACGTCCGCAATATCATCTTCGAGAACGTGGAGGCGCAGGTCTCCTCCAGCATCCCGCAGCCGAAGGTGACGGCCCGCCGGCAGCGCGACGAGCACCTGGCGGACATCATCGAGCACTTCCTGCGCAACGAGCTGGACCGCCTGCCCTTCGAGTTCATGAACGACATGGCGGAGCGGACCGTGCCCATCCAGGGCGGCGTCGGCTTCCTGATGGAGTGGGACAATTCCAAGCGGACCCACAACACCGTGGGCGAGGTGACGGTGAGCGTGATCCACCCGAAGCAGTTCGGGCCGCAGCCGGGCATCTATTCCGGCATCGAGGACATGGACTGGTTCATCATCAAGGTGCCAACGACGAAGGAGGCCGTCAAGCGGAAATACAACATCGACGTATTCCAGGAGAGCGAGAGCGAGCCGGACGTGCGTGCCACGGGCGCGGAGGACACGGCGGAGGACGCCCTGACACAGTACATCGGCTTTGAGGTCAACGGCCGCGGCGGGATCAACCGCTACAGCTGGGTGAACGACATCGAGCTGGAGGACCTGGAGAACTACCAGGCGCGGCGGCAGCCGGTTTGCCGGAAATGCGGCCGCGTGCGCCCCCTCCCCGGGCAGATCATCGGCAGCCGCGTGGAGGACACACTGGGCAACCTCCTCCCGGATCCGGAGCGGGGCTTTGCAGGCGGCCTGATACCCGGAGAGCTGACAGGCCAGCAGCTGGCGGGCCAAATGCTGGCAGAGCAGATCGCCGAGGCGAGCGCGGACGGCGCGCCCTCCGGCGGCATCATGGCCGGCGTGGAGGTAAAGCCGGGCGCGGCGCCGGAGCCGGAACGCTACGACGGAGGGCCCTGCCCCTGGTGCGGCAGCGAGGACTGGACGCGGGAGGAGCAGGAATACGAGCAGGTCATGGTGCCCATCACCACGGCCTCCGGCCTGACAATCCCCGGCATGCATCCAGGCGTGGACGACGAGGGAAACCCCGTGATGCAGCCCACGCTGATCCCGTTTTACAAGCCGGACCTCTACCCCATCATCCTGCAGCGCAGCGTGAGCGTTTACGGCCAGCTCCTGGGCAACAGCGACGTGGACGTGATCCGCGACCAGCAGAACACAATCAACCGGATGGAGCAGAAGATCATCGACCGGCTTGTGAAGGCCGGCACGAGAATCACACTGCCGGACAAGGCAAACCTGCGCACGGACCCGGAGGACGGCGAGCGGTGGTTCCTCTCCTCCGCGGCGGAAAAGGCCATGATCGGCGTCTATGAGTTTACCGGAGACCTGCAATACGAGCTGCTTTACCTGGCGAACGTCTACGAGGAGGCCCGGCAGCTGCTGGGCATCACCGACAGCTTCCAGGGCAGGCAGGACAGCACGGCCACCAGCGGCGTCGCCAAGGAGTTCAGCGCGGCGCAGGCGGCGGGACGGCTGGAGAGCAAGCGCGTGATGAAAAACGCGGCCTATGCCCTGCTTTTCGAGCTCATGTTCAAGTTCTGGCTGGCCTACAGCGACGAGCCGCGGCCGGTGGTCTACAAGAACAGCGAGGGCGAGACGGAATACGCCGAGTTCAACCGCTACGACTTCCTGGAGCAGGACGAGGACGGCAGCTACTGGTGGAACGATCAGTTTCTTTTCAGCTGCGACACCAGCGAGCCCCTTGCCAGCAACCGGGAGGCCATGTGGCAGGAGACGCGCATGAACCTCCAGACCGGGGCTTTCGGGGATCCGACACAGACGGACACGCTGATCCTGTTCTGGACGAAAATGGAGGAGCTTCACTACCCCGGCGCCGGCACAACCCGAAAATTCCTGGAGGAACGGCGGGAGCGGGAACAGCAGGCCGCCATGCAGCAGGCCATGACGACGCCGCGACAGAGCGGCCAGAGCGTTCCGCAGGGTGTGGCGGGCACAGTAGAGCAGCAGGCGCAGCGGGACGCGGCGCAGGCCGTACTGGGCGGGCAGCGGCCCATAGGATAAAGCAATTCCGGCGGACGCGCCGGATGCTATATACGCACGGGAACGCGGGAAAATCCCAAATACAGCGAAAGGAGGCACAGCCACCATGAGCGAAAAATCCAATGCCTATGTCGGCAAGATCAAGAACGGCGGCACGCAGGTCGTCCGGGCGCCCATTCAGACCACGGACGGCAAGAAGGGAACCGTCAAGACCGGCAAGGACCTCCGCACGGGCAAGAAGTAAGCCCACTGAACCGGCGCGGCGCCGGAACCATTACGCACGGGAACGCGGGAAAATCCCATCCGGCGAGGCGCCGGAACAGGAGAACATCATGCCTGATATGAACGAAGCGAGCATCTTTGAGGCCCTGGGCGTCACCCAGCCGGGTGAAGGCGCGCAAGAGCAGGCCGCCGCCGAGCCTGCCGCCCTTGAGCAGAACGACGGGCGGCACAACCCGCGGGAGGATGCGGGCCGTGCCGCACAGGACCAGAGCACGCCGGCCGGAGAAGGCGGGAAAGCGCAGGAGCCCGCCGCCCCTGCACCGGACGGCGATAACGGCACGCCGGCAGCCGAAACAGAGGCCGGACAAAGCGGGCAGGACAGCCCCGAAGATACGGGGACCCAGCCCGACGGCCTGAGCGAGGACGAGCGGAGGGAGAACGCCGCAAGGCGCCGCCGCGAGGAGCAGCAGCGGGCCGTGAACGAGGCCCTGGCACAGGAGCGGGAGAGGTCCAAAGGAGAATGGACGGCCTTTTTCCAGAAGGCAGGACTGAAAAACACCCTGACGGGCAAGCCGATCACCACCGTGGAGGAGTTCAACGAATGGCACGCGGCATTCCAGGCCGCGAAGCTGGAGCGGGACCTGAAGGCGGGAAAGCTGACCCCGGAGGGGCTGAAACAGGCGATCAGCGAGGCCATGACGCCCACGCCGGACAAGCAGCCCGGCGCGACGCCGGGACAGCTGCCGGGCCGGGACACGGCGCAGCAGCCGGCAGCGGCGGACATGGCGGCAGCGCAGGCGCGGATCGACGCGGAGATTCAGGAAATCCACAAGCTGGACCCAACGATCTCCACGACGGCGGACCTGCTGAAAATGCCGAACGCCAAGGAGTTTTACGAGTTTGTCCGGAAGGGCAACACCTTCCTGGACGCCTACCGCCTGGCGAACCGCGAGAAACTGGAGGCCAGGATTGCAGAGGCAGCGAAGCAGCAGGCCATGAACGCGGCCAGGAGCAAGGAGCACCTGAACGCCACCGGCAACAGCCGGGGCGCGGGCGCCTCCGGCGTTCCGGCGGATGAAATGGAGCTGTTCCGCCTGCTGAACCCCGAGGCCAGCGAGGCGGAGATCCAGGCATATTACAACAAGAGCCGAAAGGAGAAATAAACCATGTTTATGCCCCATAAGAACGCGGCGGGCAACGTGATCCCCTGGGAATATCTCCCGGCGGGCGCGATCACGCCGAAGGCGGGCATGGCGCTCGTTCAGAGCAGCGGCAACCTTGCCGTTGCCAGCGGCACCACTTCCCCCACCTACCTCTCCATGATGGAGAAGGACAGCGCCTGCACCGCAGGCGACATCATCCCCGTGATCCGCGTGGACCACAACACCATTTACGAGACCACCAACCAGGCCAGCTTCGCCAGCATCAAACGCGGCGACAAGGTGACGCTGCACACCGACGGCCTGCAGGTGACGGCGACCAAGACCAGCGGCGTTGCCGAGGTCGTGGACTTTGACGCAAAGGCGGCCAGCGGCGCCGGCGGCAAGGTCTGGGTCCGCTTCCCTGACTAATCCGAAGGAGGAATGACACCATGAAAATCGTATTTTCCGAGGGCTCCGGCCTTCAGGACAGCATCTACGGCAAGTGCCAGGCGCCCATCCGCATGTTCCTGGAGCAGCGCGGGGAGCAGTTTGAGCAGCAGAGCGTCCTGAAAAACCTGTTCCTCATGGGCAAGAGCGAAAACTACGGCGACCTCATGACCACCATGACCGCCATGGACGGCTTTGACCCCGTGGGCGAGAACGGCGCTTATCCCACCGACGGGATGCAGGAGGGCTTCAAGAAGCTGCTGATCTATGAGACCTGGAAGGATTCCTTCGCCATCAGCGCGGAGATCATCGAGGACGCCAAGCACATGGACCTGAAGAAGCAGCCGGCGGCCTTTATGACCAGCTACAACCGTACCAGGGAGAAGTTCGGCGCGGCGCTCTACGCCGGCGCCATCAACGGCCAGGGCGCCGTCGCCTACCGCGGCAAGAGCTTCGACATCAAGGCGGCGGACGGCCAGAACCTTTTCAGCACCGCCCACCCGAACAAGGTGGCCGGGAACACGCAGAGCAACATGTTCGCCGACGCATTCAGCGCGGACGCGCTGGGCGAGGCGGAGACCCGGATGCAGCTGTTCACCGGCGACACCGACGAGGTGCTGGACGTGGCCCCGGACACCATCCTGATCCCGGACGACGCCGGCCTGAAGAAGGCCGTGTTTGCTGCCATCGGCAGCGACAAGGACCCCACCACGGCAAACAACGCCTTCAACTATCAGTACGGCCGCTGGTCCGTTATCATCTGGCCGTATCTGAACCAGTTCCTGACGGCGGGCCTGAAGCCCTGGGTGCTGCTGGACGCCAAATACAACAATCAGTACGGCGGCGCGGTCTGGAACGACCGCGTGAAGCTGGCCGTGCGCAGCACCGTGGACGACAACACGGACGCCAACGTGTGGCGCGGCCGCAGCCGCTTCAACGCCACCTTCAACGACTGGCGCTTTGCCAGCGTGGGCGGCATTGCCGGCGGCACGCAGCTGATCTCCTGAGACGGAGGGAGCGGGCGGGGGCTTTCGCCTCCGCCTTATCCCGTAGGAGGACACCATGACAGCAAGAGAAATCATTGACCTTGTGGACGAGACCAAGCCCAACGCCTTTTCCGACGCGGTAAAGCTCCGCTGGCTGAACGCGCTGGAGGGCCGCGTGGCGGCGGAGATCATGCTGATGCCGCAGCCGCAGATCCGGGAGCTGGAGCTGAAGCTGACGGACACGCCGCTGGTGGAGCCGCCCTACGACGAGATATACACCCACTGGCTGAAGGCCAGGATCGACGAGGCCAACGGCGAGTACGACAGGTACGCCGACACGGCGGGGCTGTTCAACGCGGCCTGGTCGGAGTTCGTCTGCTGGTTTGCGCAGACATATGACCCGGCACAGGGCTATCTGAAAGATCGGAGGACGAGATATGGGACTTTATGACAATCCTCCCTATTACTTTTCGGCATACGGAATTGCGGTGAAGCACGGCTTCGTCGGCACGGAGGAGGAATGGCTGGCCTCCCTGAAGGGCGAGAAGGGCGAGGACGGCAACGTGGACTTCGAGCTGCTGACGCCGGAGCAGATCGCCATGCTGAAGGGCGACAAGGGAGACAAGGGCGACACCGGCGAGACGGGCGCCACGGGCGCGACCGGACCGCAGGGGCCGCAGGGACCGGCCGGTCAGAACGGCGCAGACGGCAGAGACGGCAGAGACGGCCAGGACGGCACCGTGGCCTTTGAGAGCCTGACGCCGGAGCAGGTGGCCATGCTGAAGGGCACGCCGGGCAAGGGCATTGCAAGCATCACCAAGACCGGAGCGAGCGGACTGGTGGACATCTACACCATCCTCTTTGACGACGGGACGAGCACCAACTTCTCCGTGACCAACGGCACGCAGGGCGCCAAGGGAGACCGGGGCGACACCGGCGCGCAGGGCGCACAGGGCGAGGACGGCGACGCAGGCGTGACCTTCTATGGGCCTGCTGCTGGTGTGGGAGCTGGAGGCGGAGCGCATCCGCAGAGGCGCGGACACAGGCCGGGCCGACGGCGCATACGCCAGGAGCCTGGCGCGGCAGATCGGCGCGCCGCAGGGTACGATCATCTACTTTGCGGCGGACTATGGCGTGCCGCCGGCGGACTTCGGGCAGATCGAGAGCTACCTGCGAGCCGCGGCCGCGGAGCTGGGGGAATACGGCTGCGGCGTATACGGCCCCTATGCCGTGATTGAGGCCATGAGCGCGCGGGACGTATGCCGGGGCTACTGGCAATGCGTCGGCTGGAGCGGGGGCAAGCACTCCGCGGCACGGACGGTTTACCAACGCCTTTGGAGCGGCGCCGCGGAATGCGTGGCGCTGGCCGCAAAGCTGGGCTTCTCCGTGGACATCAACGATTGCCCGGACCTGGAGCAGGCAGGCATCTGGACGCGCCGGGAGGAGCCGGCGGACGAAAAGGAGGACGAAGTAGAAGTGAAACGCTACAACCGCATGGAGGAGCTGCCGGACTGGGCGCAGCCGACGGTGCAGAAACTGATTGCCAAGGGCTGCATTCAGGGCAGCGGCGGCGGCACCGACGAGGACGGGAACCCGACGGACATGGACCTGAGCCATGATATGGTCCGCGTGCTGGTCATGAACGACCGGGCGCGCGTCTACGACATCTAACGCAAGCCGCAGGCCCGGCTCCGGCCGGGCCTGCGGGAAAGGAGGCGGCCATGGCTTCCAACTGGCTTTATATCGACACGAATTTTCCGACCTTCACCGGCGAGGAAAGCACCGAGGAGAAGGTCTCAACCATTCAGAACTACATGTTCATGTTGGTGGAGCAGCTGCGCTATACCCTGCACAACCTGGACCTGACCAACATGAACGCCGCGGCGGTGGCGGAGCACGAGGACATCCTGACGAGCCCCATCTACGCGGCGATCCGGGACGCGGACGAGAATATTGCGCAGCTGGCCGTGACGGCGGCGGGGATCGCCTCCAGAGTGTCCGACGCGGAGGGGGATATATCCACCCTCCAGCAGACGGCAAGCTCCATTGCGTCCGTTGTGAGCGACCAGAGCGGGCAGATCAGCGCGCTGGTGCAGACTGTGGAGGGCTTCACCCTGCACGCGCAGAACGGCAGCGAGAGCTCCACAATCTCCCTGCGCTCCGGCGGCGTGGTGATCTCCAGCGCGACGATCTCCTTCAGCGGCGTGGTCACGTTCTCCGACCTGAGCACGAGCGGGGCGACCGTTATCAACGGCGGGAACATCCGCACGGGCGTGATTACGGCGGACAACATCGGGCTGAGAAACCGCTTTTCCCTGCTGGCCGGGGAGCTGATCTACGGCTATATGGGCTGCGGCTACGGCGACGACGGCAGAGGCCAGACCTTCGGCGCCATGCTGAGCGACACGAGCGGGAACAATTACGTGATCGTTACCAACTCCGGCGCCCGCCTTACGGCGAAGAACAGCTCCATATACTGCATATCCGGCGGCGTCCATGCCACAAGCGAAATCATCATTGACTCCGACCGGCGCGTGAAGGAGGACATCGACTACGATCTGGAGCGGTACGAGCCGTTTTTCCTCCGACTGAAGCCGTGCATATATCATCGGAAGGGCGAGGCGGAGGCACGATACCACACCGGCTTCATAGCCCAGGAGGTGGAGGAAGCCCTGAGCGCGGCCGGCCTCACCTATGCCGACCTTGCGGCCCTGACAAAGGACCCGTACACAAACCCGGAGTACGGCCTTCGGTACGGGGAGTTTGCAGCCCTCAACGCATACATGATCCAGAGACTGGCGGCGCGCATCGACGCGCTGGAAAGGAGAACGGCATGAAAAAGGAGAACGGCATGAAAAAGCTGATTGAACAGATCGACAAGCTGCTGAGCATGCTGACCGTGAGCGGCGACAGCGTGATGCTGCTGGCAGACGCCCGGCGGGCGCTGGGCGAGCTGTATCGGACGGCGCCGGAGGAAAAACAGGAGGACGCGACATGAAGCTGCCGGGCATTGCCTATGCCGACGGGATCCGGAAGGGTACGCAGACGACTTTCCGCGGGCTGAACCACAACCTGGGCGCAGACGACGGCGAGCTCTGGAGCATGCGGAACCTGACAAGCGACTACTATCCCCTACTGGCCACACGGCAGAAGCGGCGGAAGCTGCGCAGCCTGAGCGCCCCGGGGGGCATCTTCTCCTGGGATGGGCTGGCCTGGGTGGACGGCACGACCTTTTTTTACAAGGGCGAGGCGGCCGGAGCCGTGACGGCGGGCAGAAAGACCTTCGCGGCCCTGGGCGCCTACATTGTGATTTTGCCGGACAAAAAATACTACAACACGGAGACGGGAGACTTCGGCAGTTTGGAGAGCGGCTGGAGCGGGGATTCCCTCACCTTCACCAATGGCAGGCTTTACGACGAGGCGGCGGAGGCCAACTGTGTCCAGGCAAGCGGCGTTGACTGGGCAAGCATCTTTCGCCCCGGCGACGCCGTGACGATCTCCGGCTGTACGCGGCATCCGGAGAACAACAAGACCCCCATCATCCGGGAAATCGACGGGGACAAGCTCTACTTCTACGAGTACATCTTCACTCTGGACGGCGCGGACGGAGACCAGCCA